GTACAAAATGCGGGCGCTGTTGGTTACGTTACACTTGAAGAAGAATTCAAGGCAGTGGCATTAACTCAAGGTCAGCGAGATGCGATGTATAGCAATAAGATGAACCCAATTGCAACATTCCCATCAGAGGGTGTGGTTGTGTGGGGACAGAAGACTTTAAGTCCTACTGCATCTGCACTTGATCGTGTAAACGTAGCCAGATTGGTTGCATACTTGAGAGAGCGTTTTGATAGTATTGCTCGTCCGTTCTTGTTTGAACCGAATGACAAGCCAACCCGTGAGAGAATCCAATTAGTATTTGCTTCTTTCTTGACAGACATAATGACCAAGCGCGGTCTTACCGACTTCGTAGTTATCTGTGATGAAACAAACAATACTCCTGCTCGTATAGATCGTAATGAACTGTATGTTGATGTTGCTATCGAACCTATGAAAGCAGCAGAATTTATTTACATTCCTATTCGAATCGTGAATACTGGCACATTGTAAATTTATCACTAATATAAAAGGAGCTTCGGCTCCTTTTTTTTGACAAAAATTAATTTGTGTGCATAAATAGTCTTGAATGGTATAACGTCGGGGTCAATATAAAATATGATTAAATGTAAAGTGTGTGGTCAAGAATTTGAAAATGTAATAGGGTGGAAGCATCTAAAAAAACATGACATGACCACCAAAAAATATAAAGAAATACATGGCGAAGTTGCGTCTACAGAATACCGTGCAGCAATAAGCAAACGTATGACAGGAACAAACAATCCTTCATTTGGTCAACATAGACATTGGACAACTGAACAAAAGGAAAATATAAAAGGCCGAATTCCTCACAATAAAGGCGTGCAGATGTCTGATTCTCAAAAAACCAAATTACGAGACGAGGCATTGTCTCGAAATCATCACTGGCGTCAAACAGACACACATCCTTTAAAAGGGCACTCAGTTAGCGATGAAACTAAACTAAAAATATCTCAATCAATCAGCGATTATGCAGCTAAGAATCCAGAACAGATGCAATCACGTACTGCAAAGGCTATTCAAACTAAAATAGACAGAGGATATGACTTTGCACCATTTAAAGGACATACACATTCACAAGAAACTAAGAAAAAAATATCTAAAAAATCCAAGCAAAGTAATAAATTGCGAGCCGAAGATGGAGATCATATAACAAAAGAGCATACCCGCGTGAAGGTTATCAAGTCACAGGGTTATCGGCCAGTTAGGGTCATGTTTTATTATCCACAGCGAGAGCAGGCAATAAGAATACAAGAAACATTGAAGACCCTTTATGCCGGAGTCGACGGCGAGTACTATGCTGGAGATGCAGCGTGGGATTATCTCAAAACCAAAAGCGACTATGACCTTAGGGCAATTCTAACTGAAATTGCCAATAGAATAGATGATGAAGCAAACGATGAAAAATAGAATTATTGAAGGCGATTGTCTCCATGTGATGGAGACAATCGAAAAGGGCTCAATTGATCTAATATATCTTGATCCGCCTTTTTTTACCGAAAAAAAGCACAGGTTAAAAAACAAAGATCGGTCTAAAGAATTTAGTTTTAATGATGTTTGGGGTAACGACACGAACTATGCCGAGTTCTTGAAAGAGCGTATAGCCCTAATGAAAAGTCTACTCAAAGATGAAGGATCAATATTCGTTCATTGTGATAAGAGTGGAGAACATATTGTACGAGCAATATTAGATCAAGTATTTGGAGTGGACAATTTCCAAGCGGAAATTATTTGGACCTATAAACGGTGGTCAAACTCCAAAAAAGGGTTGTTGCCTAGCCACCAAAACATCTATTTCTACTCAAAGAGCAAAAACTTCAAGTTTAATACTATTTATACGCCTTATTCTGAAACTACCAATATTGATCAGATATTACAGCGTCGGACTAGAGATGAGCACAATAAGTCAGTTTATGATGTTGATAGCTCTGGGGAGTTCAAACATGGCGACAAGAAGAAAGGAGTACCTTTAGGCGATGTCTGGGATATCCCTTTTTTAAATCCTAAAGCTAAGGAAAGAGTCGGTTACCCTACCCAAAAGCCACTTTTGTTACTCGAAAGAATTATTGACCTTGTTACTAGTGAAGGTGATCTTGTACTTGATCCTTTCTGCGGTAGCGGTACAACCTGTGTCGCTGCTAAACTGGGTTCCAGGTATTTTATCGGTATCGACAAGTCCCCCGAAGCGGTTGAGCTATCTAAGAGCAGGCTAGAAAAACCAATAAAAACTGAGTCAAATTTGTTAAAAAATGGCCGTGGTTCTTATCTTAATGCGGACAAAGCAGCACTATGTTTGTTAGTTGGTGTTCAATATAACCCCGTTCAACGAAACAAAGGGATAGACGCCATCCTTGTAGAGCAATATCGAAACGCTCCCATCTTAGTTAGAGTCCAAAAAGAAAATGAATCCATCAATGATGCTGCAACATTACTAGCCAAGGCTATGAAAACAAAAAAGTCTAAAAGATCAATCCTAATCCAAACAGCCGGCCCAAATGACTTATTTGATATGGCCAGTAACGTTGATGGAATGGAAATAATAAAGTCCCCCGCATTGCAAATAAACGATTTGCTCCAACCGGATTAACAGGACGCTACTATCGAACAATTTTCTAATGCGCTGAAAATCAGGCATCATAGATATGGATTACGAAAACTTGCACACGAACCATCGACCATCTCAGAAAAGGAATTACGATCGAATGATGGATGGAAGAGAATTTATGATTGTGGTAGTTTGAAATTCGTTTGGGAAAAGTAGTCCTGCTTATAGTAGATAATTCCGTTCGTGCAACGAACCACTCTGTGTTTTTATTAACTACCAATTTTTTGCATTGAAAATAATTTCACTTTTAGATAAATAAATGTAGATATGATAGACATTACCTTGATGGCAATGTTTATAACAAATTCATTCAAGGAGAATTAATAATATGTCAGCATTAACAAAACTAAGTGTACCAGGAACTGATGGAAATAATCCTGGCACATTAATGCCAAAATTACAATATCGTTTTCGTGTAACCTTCATCAATTTAGGCGCAGGTCACTCGGAAGAATACATGACTTCAAATGTCATCTCTGTTACCAAGCCATCATTAACATTCGATGATGTGGTAATAGATACATATAACTCAAAAATTAAATTGGCAGGCAAACATGATTGGGCCGAGGTTACTATCCAATTGCGTGATGATGTAGATAACTCTGTTATCAAAGCAGTTGATTCGCAACTTGGTCGCCAACTAAATATGCACGACCAATCAAGCCCAATGGCAGGATCACAGTATAAGTTTTCAGTGAAAATTGAATCATTAGATGGTGCAAATGGCGATGCGGGAACACTTGATCAGTGGTTTTTATCTGGTGCTTATATTTCCAACGTGCAATATGGTGAAAATAACTATAGTGCAAGTGAACCATCTCAGATTTCAATAACTGTAAAATATGACAATGCTATTCATAGCGGCGCAAGTGCTACAGCAGAAGGATACATGACTGATGGTGAATACGGCAAGCAAGGAACCCTCAGCGGAGCTAATTAATAATGTCGCTGTTGAATAAAGCTAATGCTGCGTTCGGTACTGGTGTAAATACTGGTGCCGAACTTACACTATCTCCGAGATGGAAATTCAATTATGACATGGATTTGATTCTACTCGGAAATGATAAAAGTGGGCAGCCACACGAACCTAATAAAGTGTGGACACGAATAAAATCTGTTCAACTCCCAGAAATTACATACAAGACACAGACTGCAAATCAGTATAATCGTCCAAGAAATATACAAACTGGCATAGAATATGGCACATGTACCGTTGCGTTTTATGACACATTGGATAATGATTTTCATAGGCTACTGTTGGCATACAACAAACATTACTATCATACAGGAGCCGGCTTGTCTATAGACCCAACGAATCATAATTTACATGATCACCAAGCAGAAGTTTTTCATGGTCAGCATATAGATACTTCAGTTGGTTACACGGCACTAGATGACCACGATCCAGTTAATATGCACCGCTATTATATCAAGCAATTGAGGATTTCACAGTATGGCTTACACAATCATGTTAGGCAGACACTCATGGAAAATTGCATGATAACAAATGTTCAAATGGATCAACTTGATTATGGTGATAGTCAACCAATTTTTTTCACTGTCACATTTCAACCAGAAATGATAAAATCTGGTGACTTCGTACTCACAGACAAATAATCCACGGCTTTCATACCATATCGTAAACATAAATACTATCATGGCAAATAATTACACACAAGGCGTCTACACTCCACAAAATGCAGAAAAGTATATTGGTAAACATTTGCCAAAATATCGGTCTGGTTGGGAATTACAATTCATGAGGATGTGTGACAAGAACCCTAGTATATTGGCATGGGCTAGTGAATCCCATAGAATACCGTATAACAATCCATTGACAGGAAAAGCGAGTTCGTATGTTCCTGATTTTTTAATTGTATACGAAGATGCAAATGGCAAAAAACACGCAGAACTGATAGAGATAAAGCCTAGCTCTCAAATCATCGGGAATGCTAAAACAACACATGATCAGGCACATGCAGTTGTCAATGAAGCCAAGTGGCAAATGGCAAGACTCTGGTGTAAAAAACAAGGGTTAGAATTTCGTATAATCACAGAAAATGAAATGTTCAGAAATCAACCGAAGCGAGCATCTAGGAGAAAACGATGAGAATAAAAGACATAATCAGCGAATCCAAATCCATGGATGATTCAACGGAAATATTAAAATTGCCAGACATCGAGGTCGGTGATGCAGTTAAAGTTGGAAAATTTAAAAACCGAAAGGCGACCGTGACTGGATTCAAGAAAGATGACCATAATCAACCAGTATTAAAAACAACAAAGGGCGATCATAAACTATTTAAACCGCGAGTGTCTAAACTAGAAGAATCGGTCACTGCCACACTGTATCACGGTGATAATTTCGGAACAACCAAATTAAACCCAGCGTGGATGTACCACGGTGAGAGCAATAACCAAGAAGGCATCGGTATCTATTTTAGTCCTGACATTGACGTGGCTAGGCATTATGGTACTAAGATTTCTACCACATCTCTCGAAGGTTACAATGTAGTCGATTCACGTACTACGACTGATGATGTAGTCAACCGTGATGGTG